CAGTCGAGGTTGCGGCCGAAATACATGTTTCCCTCTTCGTCGGAGAAACGAACGCCAGTGCACATGATGGACTTCCTTCCTTTGTTTGATTGACCCGGTGCGTTCATCATACGCATGGACGGCTGGACGAACCACGGCTTCCGCCGACGGATAAACATGAAGGGTGGCCAAAAATGCCAAGAGTCGTTGAAAATGAAAAAATCCCCTTGTTTCCAAGGGGATTTTTCGAATGGCTCCTGCGACTGGGCTTGAACCAGTGACCGTCCGATTAACAGTTAGAGAGTTTGATAGAATACCCCTTGGAACGATTGGGCAAAACGGCTTCATTTCAACGGTTTAACCTCACTTGAGTGTCACTTGACCCGCAAGTGAAGGTCAAATGGAAGTCTGAGAATGTCTGAGAATATGGAAGCAAGGAGGTAATCATGGCACGCAAAGCAAGAAACGGCATCGTCTACCCATACAAAGTCGAACGGAAAAAGAAACTGGCCGATGGCACGATCAAGGCTTACCCCAGCTTCGAGTTCAAGATCGACGGGAAGACCTACAGCTGCAAGAAGTACGCCGACGCGAACCGGCGTCTGACCGAACTGCTCCAAGAGCGAGCCAAATTCGGCAGCACCAGCAACACGTCAGTCACGTTGGGCGCATATGCGGAACAATGGTTGGAACGACGGCAGAGGGATGCAGACCCGAAGACTTTCGCCAACTATCGAACCATCGTCCGCAAGCATCTACGCCCATACCATTCGCAGAAAATGTCGAACCTGAACGCCGCAGTCTGCGACCGCATCGTAAATGGTCTTACCGTCGTGAAGACCATCGATGGCAAGAAAATGCACGTGAAGGCCAGTCTCAGTCTCCGCCGCCAGACGCACACCACGTTGAACCAGATTTGCAATGCGGCCGTAGCGGATAGGATTCTTCCCACGAATCCGATGGGTGGCGTTCCAACTCCGAAGGACAAGGACATCAGTCTTGCCGACGAACGCAAGAACGAAGCGCACGAGCGTACCGCATTCACCGATGACGAGGCGAAGCGTATCCTCCAAGCCGCCAACGAACTAGGCATCCGCAAGGGTGCGAGGGAATGGTTCAGACTATGCACCGGTATGCGCCCAGGCGAAATCTTGGGGGCTTCACTCCAAGACCTCGAACTGACCACCACGGCAAACGGCATCCCCTACGGCGAATACGCCGTCAACTGGAAACTGGAGGAATTGAAGAAGGAGCACGGTTGCGGCGAACCAGACCGTAAAGGCGTATACCCGTGCGGATACAAGCGCGGTGCCGCATGTCCGCAATGGAGGTGGCGCATTCCAGACGGCTTCGACATGATCGAGCTGCAAGGCCGCTGGTGTCTCACCCCGCCGAAATCGAAGCGTGGAAGGAAAGTGCCAATCATTCCCGCATTGGCGCAGACACTCGAAGCATACTTGGTGGATACCGCCGAAATACCGAATCCACATGGACTCCTGTTCCGCCATGATGACGGCTCACCCATCGAGCCGGAAGAGGACATCGAACAGTTCCGCAAACTATTGGAGGCGGCGGGAGTACCCAACGCGAAGCATAGGAGCCGTCACGAAACCCGTCATACCGTCGTTACCATCCTCATGTCAATGGGCGTGGATGTCGGACTGGTCGAGGAAATCGTGGGCCATTCCAGCCGTCTGATGGTCGAACACTACCGTCATGCCGGGTTGAAAGAACGGTTGGCCGCAATGGAAACGATGAACTCCGCATTAGACTTGAAGCAGATCGAACAGAAAGGTGTCGTAAATGCCGCATGAGCTTGATGTAGTTTCGTATAGGGAAGGATACGGTCGAGGATTCGATGAAGCGTTGAAACTCGTAGAACGATATGGGTTCGTATTCAACGCACCCAGAATGGTGATAAACGGAGCCGTTTACGATACCTGGCATCCAGAAGACGAGTTTCCAAAGAAGATAACCATCACCGAACAGCAGTTGGATATTGAGAAACATACGGCGGTGCAAACTGTGGTGGATCACATCAGGGAAAAGTTTTGCAACATGTATCAAAACCGCTATTACGACCAAATGGGCCAACAAATAGACTTTGGTGATGGCGATAGAGCCAATCGAACCGCAGAATAGAAGCCCTAAAACGCAGAAAAGCCCCTCCCCCAGCATGATGCTGAGAGAGGGGCAATTCAGACTCGCGGTAGCATGTCATACAGTTTTTGAGTGTTCAATGTCACGCCATGCATTCGGCTGAAATCAGCCTCACCGCCGTGTATCCTGTCGGCCTTCACATCCTTCGTGAGCTCGCGCTTCCACTTCGTCCAAAAATCATCATGCTCTTTCTTGGTCATGATGATGATTCTACCGTGCGAAACACAAAAAGCCCCTCCCCCAGCGTAATCGCTGAGAGAGGGGGCAAACTTGTACAGGACGTACTAGTTGAGCATAGTATTCTTACACTTCTCCAACATCATGTTAGAGAAATGAAAGGTTTCTACTCGGAATACCGTGCCTTCAACTCGCTGACGCCGATCAACGCGCCAACCAGCACGGCCAGAGCGTTCAACGTGGTCACGATCTGGTCAACGCATGGAAGGTTCCATGCGGGGCCGACCACATGCACGAACACAGCCAAAGCGGGCAACGCGATAAGCGCCAACCACTTCAGCACCTTGTACGCTTCGTCCGGCAGGATGTAGTTGTTTTCTTCGCCTGTTTCTTCCTGCGGCTTTTCGCCGTCATTCTGAGTCTCCTTGACTTCATCGACCATAATCGGTCTCCTTACCAGTAGAGTGTTTCGCCCGGATAGATCAACGCCGGATTGCCGGAACGATAACCGTGGATGCTGTACATGTTCACTCTGTAGTATCCGGCAATACGACCCAACGTGTCACCGGAACGGACGGTGTAACGATGCGTGCTGTACGTGTTGCTGACCGGCTGTCGAGCGACGCCGGTGCCACGACGGCAGACCGTCTCACCAGCGTAGATGATGTTCGGGTTGCCCGAACGATAACCCGTGTACTGGTTCCAGCTACCGCCATTACGTGCCGCGATGGTGCTCAATGTGTCGCCACTCTTGACGGTCACGCAGACGCTACCGCAGTTCGTGTTGGCCGAAGCGCTCACTGTCGAGCCTCCACCCAAACGCTGGTTCACAATCGCCATCACACGGTCGTAGGCACCGCCAAGAGCCTGACGCCGGTCGTTACCGTTGCCGTACACGCCACGAATAACCTTGGTAGCCATATCGTTGTAGTCCGGCGTGGTAGTCACCTGCGGCTTAACCGGGTCATGACGAACCTCGGTCTTGGTCTTGCCGCGATCGCCGTTGGCGATCTTCTGCCAAGCGTCACGCTCACCGAAGAACAGGTTGAGGTCAAGCGGGCCGACACCGTTCAGATAGCCGGTGGACGCATACTGCACCATGCCCTCGCCCTTGCTGCCAGCGTTCCAAGGGGTAGACTGCCAGCCGGTCGCGTTCATGGAGGCGTACTGGGCCTTCCACAACATGCAGTGGGAGCGCACATCGGACGGAATCTGATACACAGCCGAATCCTGCACGTAGACAATAGGCCACACCTTGGTACGCGAATACACTTGGTTCACCCACTGGCGCACCCAGTCACCGTTACCCCAAGCATGATTGCCGTAAGACTCCCAATCCAACGCGAGCACGCACTGGCCCACATAACCGTTGAACTGGTTCAGATAATGGTTGACCTCTGCGGTGACGTTACCACCATCAGCGTAATGGTAGCCGCCACAAGCCTTGCCGGTCTGACGCGCCCAATCAATCTGGCTACGCCACGACGGATTCACATAACCGCCACCCTCAGTGACCTTCACCACGGCGGCATCGGCATCAACCACGCGGGTCACATCAGCCGACTGCCAGCCGGACACGTCGATCACGTTCATGTTCGCGGACGCGATAGGCGCGATAATCATGCACAATGCGACAACAAGACCAGCGAACGGCAACCGCATGTTGCGTGGAATCTTCTTATGCTTAGGACTTTTCTTACCGAAAATCTTCAAGCAAACCTCCTTCAAAAATAGAAAAGCCACCCCACAGTGGGATGGCTTGTAAAGAGTTGGGTTGGGAGAAGTTAGTGGCGTTCTTCCAAGTATTTTTCTGCTGCTGCGACTATCCAGCAGTGCGCGTCCAATTTCTCGAGCTTCGCCAGCTCGTATCGGACGGCCTCACTGTGGTCGTGGCTTTGGTCACCGTAAATCAGTGAAATCAGTGTGTTTTTTATAGTGTCCCTGCACAATTCGTCCAGCCGCCCGTCAAACCGTTCGGAACGTTCGCCGAGCTGCCTCGTCTTAGCGAAATGCTGGGAGAGCGGCGAATTGTATGGCAGTCTTTCGGGATTGACGTGGCTGTACAGGCCGGTCGCCAATCCTTCCAAAGCCCCCGGCCAGATTTTGAGACATAGTGTGATGACCGCGCACGCGCCACCCACACCACCAAAACCCGCTAAAAACGTTTGAAACACATCACATCTCCTTGAAATCGTTTAATCTTTTGGCATGGTGTCGCCATCGAAATAATTGCCCGGCAATCCCAACGAGACGAGCTGCTGCCACTGGTCTTGAGGCACGCACAAGCCCTTGCTCAGATTGACCGTGCAATTGTTCAGCCCGACGAGAATGCCGTGAGTGGTGCTGGCGGCGGTGAAGACGTAATCCACGCGACCATTCGAATGGACCAGCCCACTATCGCTGCCATTGGTGGTGAGACGCAAGCGCGGATTGTCGCCACTCGTGGACAGCATGTAACAGACGACGCTCGCATGGTATTTCACGCCCGCCGTCAACCCCGTGAAGGTGATGTCCGATGGTGTCGTGTTCGTCGTCTTGACGTTCACGCCGTCTTTCGGCATGACGCAGTGATTAACGATGAGACTCATGCCACCACCCCCAAAAGGGTTAGGCGCGTGGCATCGTATCCCCGTCGAAAAAGTAAAGGCCGTCGAGCAATGCCTTGTTCGCCTGGTATTCGCCCCACGTGCAGATGAGCATGTTCGTCACTGTGACGGTCGGACTGCCTGACTTGACGTGATAACTCATTGATATCGGATGGGAATTGTTGATGATCATCTTGTAGCTGACACGTTGTCTTGCGTTGATGTCGCCATCCGCTCCGATTATCGAGATAGTGCCGCCTGTGACGTTCACCTCGACGCTGATCTGATATGTCGCCCCATTCACGCTCGGAAGGGTCGTGATATTCACCCACTTGTCGGCTTTCAGGGTGATGGTCGAGGATGGGCTCGTGCATAGGTTCGTGACCATCATCGGACATCACCCGCCCGACGAAGCTCACTCCTTTGGCATCGTGTCCCCCGAGAAGAAGCCCGGAAGCCCCCCCCCACGGCTTTATCGTAAGTGTCGGCCGATTCGATGAGGATTTCGCTCATCATGCCGATCAAGCCGACCTCCCTCCCCAATTGCATCCTGACGAGGAGACGCTGGCATCCTTCCGGAATCGTGATCTCGGAGTCCACCGTGAGGGTTTGCCCGTCGGCGACCGGCTTGTTCAGCAACTGCTTCCACGAGGAGTTGACGTTGCTGTAGACGATGAAATTGGCGGCGGCCTTCTGCGCGTATACCATGGCGTGCACGTGATACGTGCCAGCCGGTGGGATGAGGCCGTCCGACAGTGAGAATTGTCCGAAATTATCGCTGGTCGCGGTGCTGGTGACTCTGAGCCAATTCTTATTGTCGGCGACCACAACAGCTTTTGCTGCGCCATTGCTGATTTCCGCGTAGAGTTTTCCGGTGATGAGCGGGTCGGGGAACCAGTTAATCCTCTGCATGCGTATCCCCCTTCACGCTTTCGAGCACGTCGGCCGGAACCAATTTCATGGCCGCATTGAGCTGACTGGTCAGGATTGCGATCTGCTTCGTGAGAGTGCCGATTTGCATGGAAAGAGAGTCGATGACCTCGTTCGCGTCGGCTGGAATCTGAGTCAAAATAAGTCTCCTTTTAATGCGAAACCCCCACAATCCGTGTGGATTGCAGGGGTTGAAAAAAATGGTGAAAAGCGGGGTTAGTCGGCGGCGGTCATCGTGTCGATACGAGTCACGGCCTTAAGCTCGTCGAGTGTGAGGGTGCGTCCGAGATTCGTCTTCACGTCCGTCAACGTCACGGACGTGCCCGTATCGTCGAACGTGGCCAGCACGCCACGCTGGTAGTCGCGCCACGATTCGGCGGTGCCGTCAGCGCTGGAAAACTCCAATCCGAGACGGCACAATTCCGCGCGCACCGACTCCTTCGGCGGACGCAAATCAAGCACGCCAGACGGCTCGGCGGGCGTGACGGTAGGCACGGTATCGGTAGTGGTCTCAGTGGTCACATCGGCCATAATCAATCTCCTTATTGTTGGTTGTTTTGAGGTCGTGGCATGAGGGATTGGTAAAATCTCTCCTCGCACTCGTCCAGATTTGATTGACTGGACTCGTCATTGAGGAAATCGTCAAGACCCTCAATGTTTTTGGTCATGCTTGTGTCAATGCCACTCGACGGCTCCTCATCGGAGTCATCAACGGACAGTGTGGCAATGAGATTCGCGTCCGTCTCATTCGACATGACCGGCAGACTCATGCCCTCACGCGCCTTATTGCGCGCGGCGGTCAGCGGATCATTCAACACTTCCCCATCGTCCGCAAGCATGCTCACCCCGGTGGCGGAATCCGCCAAAGCCGCCTCCAACGCCTCGAACGCTCCGGTCCACACGCCCCTGCCGGTGGCGCGGTCATACCGGCTCGTGTCCTCCCTGCCCTGCATGATCGCCGCTATCGCCTCACGGGTCGAAGCCAATCCGAGCAATGCCTTCCACGATGCGATCACGTCAGGCGTGAATACGAAACTGTCCGACCCGTTCACTGGTGGATCGCATCGGATGATGCACAATCCGTTCTTGTCCCGTTCAAAGGTTGCTGACAAGATTTCCTCCAATCATTTGACCAAATAAGCCAGGAATTCCGCGTAAATATCCACCGGGCAAGGCTGGTCGGCGTTATACAGCTTCAATGTGAAGCCGCTCTGACCGCCCGTGTTCATCGGGTGCGCGATGATGCCCGCCCATTGTGAATCCGCGTTCGCGACGACGTAATAGTGGCCGTATTTCGTCGGGCTGAACGTGCAATCGACTTGCATGGAAGCGCCGGTCGCAATCTTCGAGCCGGGATTCGGATACCACGCCTTCCACGCAGCCTGGGCATGGAACGTAAAACGGTTCGTGATGCCGCCAAGATAGCCGCCGAGATACACGTATCCGGTGCCGATGTTCGCGCCGACTCCGACCTCGCCGTTCGCGTCTTGCGCTTCGAGCCAGCACTCCGAACCGTTCGCGCTATCGCCGGCCAGAGTGAGGAAAGCGCTGCTTTTCTTGCTCTCGTCCGGCTCGTCGTAATCCGTGTTCGCCACGGCATGCACTCTGGATGTGACGCCGCCGCTGCCGGTACCGCCTTTCTTGCGCGGCTTCGATCTGAGAGACAGGAACGCGGCGGGGTCGTTCTTGCTCACGTGTCCGCTCCACAAGTCCAGTTCGCCCATCGCGCCGACCTGATTCGACTGGATGACAGAAGCAATGGCCGGATGCGAAAAGTAGGCGGTGGACCCGTTGTAAGCCGGGAATTCGATGCCATCACCGGTGAAAGTCTCAGATCCGCCGATGATGTAGGTCTGATAATCCGGACTGATACGCACCCTGTGCCCGCTCGTGCGGGTTTGGAACGTGCCGGTCAGCACATTGCTCTTCCCCTCGCCGTCCAGGTAGACGGTGCGGTTGTGATTGCTGTCCCACATCTGCAAGGCCGTGCTATTGAGCTTCATGCCGGTGTTCTTGGCCTCGGAGCTCTGGAAGACGGCGCCGGTGAACACATAGCCCTTGAACTGGCCTGCCGCCACCTTGTCAGACGTGATAGTGCCAGCCGCGATCTTGACGGCCGTCACACTGTTTGCCGCGAGCTTGTCGGCGGTTATGGCACCGGTCACAATCTTGGACGCATTGACCGAATTAGCAGCCAATTTGTCGGCATTCACGACACCAGCCGCCAAGGCAGCAGTGGTCACGGCATTAGCCGCAATCTCCCCGGCCTGAATCTTGTGGACGTTGAGCAAGGCCACGGTCATATCTTCCGTGACCTTGAGCTTCGCAGTGGTGACGCTGTTCGCGGCGAGCTTGTCTGATGTGATGGCCAGTGCGACGATGTTCCGAGCCTGCACCGAGTTGGCGGCGAGTTTCGCGGCGGTCACCGCATCAGCCACCAATTTCTCCGTCGTGACGGAGTTCGCGGCGAGCTTGTCCACTGTGATGGCATTGGCCTTGACCTTCTCGGCGGTCACGGAGTCGGCGGCGAGATGCTTCGCGGCCACCGTGCCGGCAGCCAGAATGTTATTGGCCACGAGGTCGAATGGCGTGAAGCGCGTACCATCCCACGTCAGGACTTCGACGACGCGATCTGTGAGCGGCACCAAAACGCTTGGAGAAGCGTTCGGTGCGCCGGTCCAGTACGTGTAAAAGTCTGCGAGCAGCGAAGGGCTTGCGTTCTTCTCCCCCTGCCAACGAGTCCAATATTTTTGGGTGCGCCACCACATGTCGCCCGGCTTCAACCCATCATGGGATGGTTCGTCGGGGCCACGGTAGATGAGGTTCTTGCCGTCAGCGGTGGTCTGTGCCTTCTGCGCTGCGGCCTGCGCCTGATTCGCCTGTGACGCGGCGTTGGCGGCAGCGGTCGAAGCCTTGTCTGCGGTGGACTGCGCGGTCTTGGCCGCATCATTCGCCTTGACCGCCGCGTTCGCCGCGTCGGTTGCGGCCTTGTCCGTCACCGCCACCCAAGCCGACCCGTTCCACCGTTTCGGCGTGTTCGCACCATTCGTCGTGTCGATCCACAATGTCGTTGCCTTGCGCATCGACGTATCCGGCGCAGTGGACTGGATCAGCACGTCGGCCTTGCCGTTCGCCACGCCAGCCGCCGCCGCAGCAGCCGTATTCGCCTTCTGCGCAGCATTGGCCGCGTCCGTGGCGGACTGGGCCGCGCTGTCAGCGGTGGCTTTCGCCTGCGTGGCCACACTCGACGCATTCGAGGCGGTGGCCTTGGCGTTGGCCGCATCGGTCTTCGCGGTGGAAGCGTCCGATTTGGCGGCATTGGCCGAAGCATTGGCGGTGTTCGCCAGTGTCTCGGCATTGCCAGCGGTCTTCTTCGCGCTCTCGGCGGCGGTCTGCGCGGCGTCGGCGGCGCTCTTCGCCTGACCTGCGGTCGCGGTCGCGCTCTTGGCGGCAGCGGTAGCCGCATTGGCGGTATCCTGCGCGGTCTTCGCCGCACCATTGGCCGTGTCAGCTGTGCCTTGAGCGTTCTTGGCGGCGGCAGCGGCATTCTCGGCGGTCTTCTTGGCGTCGGTGGTCTTCGCGGCGTTATCCGCGATGTCGGACTTCGCCTGAGCGATTTCGTCGGCATTGCGCTCCACGTCGGCATAGCCCATGTGGTTCCACGCGGAGCCATCCCACACCAGCGTATCAATCACGCGATCGGACAAGGGCACCAAGACGCTCGGACTGTTGTTCGGAGCGCCGGTCCAGTAGGTGTAGAAGTCGGCAAGCAGTGAGGGGCTGTTGTTCTTCTCCCCCTGCCAGCGCGTCCAATACGCCTGCGTCTTGAGCCACAGGTCGCCGACGATCAGCCCTTTGGAAGCGTCCGGCTCGTCGGGGCCACGGAAAGTATGGTTCTTCGAATGGGCTTCGGCATACGCCTGGGCGGCGGATTCCTTCGCCTTGCTGATCTCGCCATTCGCGGTGGTCAGGTCGCTCTTGGCCTGCGCGATGTCCTTCCGAGCCTGCGATAGGTCGGTCTTGGCTTGAGCGAGCGTCTGATTCGCCGCATCAAGATTAGACTTGTTGGACTGGATGTCCTTCTGGGCCTGCGTCAGCTTCGCCGTATTATCCTTCAACACCGTCTGATTGTCAGCCAAATCCTTTTGAATCTGTTTGACCTCTTCAGGCGAGACAGCCGAAGCCACCGTCACCGAGGCAACTGCCGACCAGTCGGAACGATTACCAGCATGATCGACAGCACGGAACGCATATGTGTGCGAAGAGCCAGCCGTCAAACCAGTAATCACATAATCGCCGATACCGGTCGCGACGGCCGCGATCTCCTTGAAAACACCATCAGCCAAACGTTCGCCGAGAATATTCCTATCCCAATCGATAGGCATGGAACCACCATCAGCGGTCTTCCCATCCCAAGCAACCGAAACCACGCCCAACTCGGAAGAAAGAATCGGCTTGGATGGGACCGGAGGCGGCGTCGTATCCTTGGCGACAGTCAACGCGAACACACTGGACCATTCGCCCATCTGATCGGAATACGATGGAACGGCACGCACTCTGATAAGAATCTGAACACCGCAATCCAGATTCGACCAAGATAACGTATGCTCAGTGGTCGTGCCAGCGGAATGCCACTCATACCCAGTCTTGTTCACACGATATTCGACCGCATACGACGTGATGTCCATGGCAGTGCCATCAGTCGCCAACGTCACATCATCCCAACGGGCCGTAACCATGCCACGCGCATACCCGTTCACATTGATATAAGCGTCGGAATTGGCCGACAGATTCTGCGGAGCCTTCGGCACGCGATGGTCCTTTTCAGGAGCCGGAATCGCACCGGACGCCCCACCAAGATGAGCACCCCCGGTAATACCATTCATACGCTTCGTCAAACGAACCGAGGAATCATAATTCTTGTCGTTCAGAATCAGTGAAGCCTTGAACCCAGTCGAGTCGAGTTGCAAAGTGACCTGTTGGACACGGACCTTCTCACGGTTCGCCACTGTAGGCGCGGTAATCCAATCGCCTATCGCGTAATCGATGAGCGGCAGACAAGACGCTTCGACAACGTTCACGGATCGCGTGTACTGTCCGCGAACCCTAGCCGCGTTAGCCAACGTCGGTTTGATGAGATGTTCGGCGGTCTCCTTCTTGTTCACACCCTGTTGGCTTGAATACAATTCCCAACCGCCCCAAGGCTTCGGGGCGTTCGGATTATCCTGGCGGAAATTAATATTGTCGCCACGTACGAGGATCGAGGAAGCCAACCCGTCGATACTCTCGTCATCGGGAGCCTCCGACACATCCTGCGCAAGCGTCACCACACACGATTTGGACAAGTCACGGCAGACGGCGACGCTATCGGCGTTCCATAACAGCAGTTGCCGGGCATCGGTACGCCAATCGCATAAGCCGTTGTTCACCAGCGAATCCAACACGTCCTGTATGGAAATGCCAAGATCGTAATATATGCTCGGCAGCATATAACCCCACTGTTTGCCAGCGGAATCGGCACCAGAAGTGAACCGGCTGCAATCGACTTTCACGCCGCCACGATTCCAATTCTCATCCATGAACGTGCGCATGATCGTGCCAGCGTTCGCGTTCGCGAATTTACGGGTGCCTTTCTCGTCGCCGCTGGTCTCCAATCTGGACGTGTCCAGATTCAAAGCCTTCTTCAACAGCCACCCGTAGGAAACGCCGGTCAACGACACCGTGTCGGATACGTCCAGAGCATTCCTTGAACGTGAAGCGATAACAAACCGGCCATTATACGGTTCAATCCAGCGTCCACCATCAGACACTTCCACGGCGATTTCCAAGCCGGTTTCAAGACGCCGGTCAAGAATCTCACCACGCAAAGCTTTACGCGAATAGCTGACGGTCAAAGCACCTACAGCATCATGAGTGAACGACACAGTATAGGAAGTCGGCTCAGGCAGCAATCCAAGCTTGCTTCCATTGGCCTGATATGCGACAAGACGAGATTTTAGAGTCTTACCCATAAGCATCCCTCAACTTAAAAAGAAAGAAGCCAGTGGAAATCACCACCAGCTTCTCTTAAACCTGCACGCCACATTCCCGGAACCAGTGGCCTTAACTGCAATCCTGTAGTCACCAGAAACATCAGGATTGACTTGCAACCTACCGGAAGGCAGATAATCCAATCCGACTGTCTCGTTCTGAGAACCGCCAGACCATGCGGAATCACTATCGGAACTCCATGCAGTCAACGATCCCGCATCCAAATACAAGTAAGGCCGAGCATCCACGCGCGTGCCAGACCATGTGATACCGGTACCGGATACCGTATCCTTCACCGTTATGCCCGTCACACCTTTCGGGAAACGAAACACCATGTCTGTTATGGGAGCGTCACCGCAACTATACGGAAGTTGAGTGGAAAGCACACTCGGACTAGCGTTCGGAACGCCCTGCCAGAACGTGTAGTATCCGGCGGACGGCATCACCGAACCGCCGGACATGACCTTCCCACCGTTCAAAGGCAGCGAGACGGTCTCATATGCGACAGAACGCCACCACACGTCAGGCATGGCGAACACGGCAGTGAACGGAACAAACCTGTTCGGATGACTCTTTGAATCATCAGGACTCAAAGAGGTCAACTCGACACGGGTACGCTGCTCGACACCATCGACAATCCGACTCATGACAAGATTCGGCATCGTGCATAACCGCATCAGCCTGGATGATTCACCAAGCACATCAGGCTCCCAAGCGCATACCTGCAACGACAATTGACGTTCCGAAAACCTAGGCGTCATGTCGGAAGGGATGGAACCATGCCGTTGCGGAACCGTCGAAACGGTACGGTCAACACTGATGGCGCTCAACAATGTCGAACCAACAGTGACGATGCAGTTCTCCGAATCAAGAGGAACATTATTCAACCTGTAGAAACACGTGGAAAAAGCCACGATACTCCCCTCTCACATGCCGATCATCGCAGCCTTGTCCAACTTCTGATTCGTCTGAACCGAGATTGGCGTGATGGTCGGATATTGGAAGTTCTGCGTAATGTTGTATGTAGGACCGCTTTCAAACTTGACAGCGTCGGAAGAGCCTGCGGAATAGTCAGAAACCATGGAAGGCATCGAAACACGAGTCATACGACGCGCGTTCTTCAAATACTGGCTTGGAATGTCACCGCTCGCATTGATGGCGCTCATCACTCCCTTGCCGTACAGGGCTTCCATGCTATGCACTGCGGCGGCACGTACGACATATTCACCGGTGGACACGTCAGTGGAATCGTTCAAAGCGATGGAATCGCTCGTGTTCGTTCCGCGTCCGACGATCCTGCCGGTGCGAGTCACATCACCGCCCTCGACCTCACCACCTGTCGCACGTCCTCTCTTGGTTCCGAAAATAGCGTTGAACGTCCTGCTCGCCCAACTTCTGCCCTCGGCCCACAAAGTGCCGAGCATTCCCCAGAAACTACCGGAAATATTTCCACCGAACTGCGCGTTATACGTGCTTCCATTCCACTGGTTCGCGGTGCGCTCAGCACTGCGTTTCGCCGGCTTGGTGTTGTCCCTCGCGCCGAGTGACGCGGTGGGCCTCAACGAACCGTAGGCGTTGGCGTCACCTTTCAAATAGTCAATGGTCATCGAAGCAAGATCGGAAGCCTTCAGATTGGTCGTATAGCCATTGCCATCAGTGCCTTTCTTGAACAGGTCGGCATGTTTCCTGACCTCATCGGTAGCGACAACGGCCTGATTGCCGTCTGCATCCAACACGATGGTGTACTTCCCTGAACCGTCTGTGCTCGCATTGCTCATGAGATTGTTCACGGTTGATTGAACCTCATCCGCGCTGGACAATGCTCCGCTGTTGATACCATCAAGGACCGTGGTGAAGATGGCCGTATTGCCCTCGCCGGGGAACAATGCCCGCAAATCAGACAAGTAGGATGTCAGATTCTGCTTCGACTGTTCCGTTTCGGCCTTGAACAATGTCTTGACCTCTTCAGGAGTCAACCCATACAGTTGTTGCAGTTTCTGAATCTCCGACTCCGGGACGCCCATCGCCTTCGCCGTCTCGTAGAACTGTGTTGACAATTCCTGCTGTTTCGCATTCACCGCATCGGTTGACGCGCCGGAAGCAACCAACTGTTCAAGCCAATCATGGCCTGTCGTAGCGAGATTCTGCAAGCTGGTCTGAGCCAACTGTCCAGCCTCGGTCATGTTATTGAACGAGTCCGCGGCACTGTCCCAAACGTTCTGTACGCCCAATTCCTTGATGCGTTGGATGGAATCACCCAAACCGTTGTAAATCTGACCATATTCCGTTGCGACACTCAAAGCGTTCTGCTGCGCGGTACGCTGATTGTTGACAATGTCGTTGTACTTCTGCGCGGCACTGTTCAACATCTGCTGACGTTGAGATTGAGTCGCAATGGCAATGGAAACCGAATCGGAATCCTCACCCATCTCGATCAAACTCTTCGCATAGCCGGCAGCATGACCATTCGCGACGGAAGTCGCTTCCGCATTATCGATGTACTGCTGACGTGCCTTTTCCATTACTGCTATAAGCTTCTTGGCTGCACCAGCTTCATTGCCGTAATTCTGCGTCGCGGTAGCCGAATAAGTGCTGTGAGCATCATATGTGGCCTTCAACTGATTCATCATCGAGTTGTAAGCCTTCGTACTGCCGCTCGCAGCCTTGCTCAGGTCAGTGGTCGAAACACCAAGCTTGTCGGCGGCTTCGGCAGTATTCTTGAATCCAGTTGTCCAATCATCCAACCAGCTCCAACCAGTCTCAGCATAATTACCGTCCTTGAACGCATCCTGAATCGCGGAAGCGACATTGGATAACGCGCCGGAAGCTTCGGCGGCCGAATCAGGAATCTTACCCAACGCTGTCGCAATATTCTCGGAAGCGCGCTCAGTCGCCTGGGCTTTCGCATTGTAATCGGAATACGCTGCGACTGCTGCCGTAATGGCAGCCACGCCCCAAGTCACCGGATTGGAAACCGTAGACGCAAGCATCCCACCCAAACCAGACGCAACAGCCTTCACCTTGCCCATCGCGCCCTCAGCAGAACCAACATTAGACACGAACTTAGAAACAGCGGGATTAGACGCCACCCACCCCTGAGCGACATTCTTCAACGTCACACCAGTACCAGCGGAAGTCACACCCAACTCCATCAAAGCCTTCTGCCATTGCAACGACTTCATCGTGTTCTCAACCACGGCAAGCTTCACCGTGTCCAAAGCGGTCTTGCCAGCCTTGCCGAACGTGGCGAACACGCCCAACGCGGCCTGAATCGGTTCCGGCAACGCGCTGAAAGCCTTAGCCACAGCCTCGGCGGCGGTAGCGATAGCCTGAATCAGCGGAGCAGAAGCACGAAGAGAAGCAGCCAATGTGCCGCCGAACGTCTTAGACAGTTGCCCGACAGTCGAAAGCAGCTGGCTGAACATCGGACTCACATCGCCAACAGCGTTGAACACCTTCTGAAATCCGTTGGAAACGCCAGACGAAAAATCGGAAATACCACCGCTACTGTTCTTCAACAGGCGGCTCACATTCTTCGTGAACGAAGCAATCGTCCTACCGGCATCACCGAAAACATTTCCCACGGTATGCCGCAGAGAATAGCCAGCGTCACCAATCTCGGAGAATGAATCACGCATCGCGGACTGCGCCACTTTAGCGCCAACGGCCCACGACTTCAACGTGTCTTGGAACTTTGCCGAATTGACAGCCTTATCCGCCTTCTGCAACTCCTTGGAGAAGCTTTGGATGCCATTCTGGTCCTCAGCCAAAGCGGAATACAAGCCGGAAGCAATACCCATGAGCGCTTTCACGGAATTCTTCAAATATCCAGCCTGTTCAATGACACGCTGCATCGACTTCTCAATCTCACCGGACGCGCGTGCGTTATCGACCCAACGTGCGAACTGATCCGCAAGCTCACTCACATACCGTGTGGCACGAGGGAGATACTGGCTAGTTGAATCGCCAAGATTCAGGAAAGCCTTGACAAGGCTCTCAACACCCGGTTCCAAATAAGTCAACGACTTATTCACATCGTTGAAAATGCTGGATACGACGCTTGTCTTATCGGCTTCCTTGACCATCTTGGTCATGCCGACGACGATTCGTCCCTCATGGTCGGCAAGAGTTGACATTTGGGGAATCAACGTGTCGGCAATGGAATCAGCCAATCCACGGATGGCCGGACGGGCCTGACCGTAGAACGCGTTAACCACGCTGTCGGACAGCTTGCCCAGCTTCGTGGATGCAATGTCGATCTGCTCGCTCCAAGTGGCGCCCTTTTCGCCCCAAATCATCTTCACGGACGCATAGGCGGCGCCCAATCCGACGAGAGCGGCAGGAGCGGCCAATGCGGCCTTCGACATGGAAACAATCGAAGAGCCGACGCCGAGCACGCTACGGGACATGTTGATAGCGCCAGCGGAAACACCGGCGAACACGGTACCCAATGCGGAAAAGAACGGAACCTTCTCATCCAGCGAGTCCATGAAATTCACGAATTTCTGGAATTGATTGTTTACAGCACGCAAGCCTGTCGCGCCATACGTCATGCCATCCAGCATTTTGCCGAAATCAGTGGCATGGAGTTTCGCGTAAATCTCGACGGAACGAGGACGGGTGAGCATGGCAAGATGAGTACGGGCACCAGCCGTTTTAAGGTCGATGTCCATTTCAAGCTTCTTATAATCTTCTTGAAGCTTCTTGGCCTTCTCACGCGCACGGGTCACATCCAAATCAAGATTGACCTCATAGTGGTAGTTCTTGTCCGTGCCGGCATGGAACGCAGCAAGATTCAGCTTGTCGATGGCTGACCGGTAGTCGGTCTCGATGTCGTTCGGAAGACTGCGGAATTTCCGCTTCAACGCTTCAAGTTCGCGTTCCATGCTTTTCGCGCCGTCGAGATAGACCTTCGCATGGGCGTCCATCCCATCGACCTGCTTCAGACGCTTGGACACGTTCTCGAGAACGTTGACGACCTCGGAAACATCGTTGACGTCAACACGGATGTTCGCCTTGCTGTCATGCTTCAACTGCTGCATCGCATTGTCGAGCTGTTCGACGAGACGGTTGGCGCGAGCCATCGAGACATTGTTGGAACTGCCCAGAGGCTTGACCTTCTCGATCGCATCCTGCATACTGCGGATGTGCTTCTTGACGTTATCCAAAACGTCGATCTGCTTGTTCGCGTATGCCGTGGTCAATCGCGTGTTGCGTTTCACCGCGTCCTGATACGATTTGCTTTTCAGCGTGACCTTGCGCCAAGCATCGCCACCATTGGCGATACGCTTGTTCATCGCGGAAACAGCCTTGTCGGAAGACTGAACTTGCTTGCGCATCGTCCGCAGATCACGCAAAGCGTCGGTCAGCTCGACTTTCGGGGATACTTTACGTTTATCAATGTCCCGAAGAACACGTTTCAGATCGGAGTCATCGCTACGAATCTCAACATTCTGGACGATGCCATCATCCTCGATACGCCTTTTCGCCGCACGCCAACGAGACATGTCAACGTCAGGCGTCACACGAACATCGAAATCGTCATCGGCGTACCGGGCGAGCTTACGGCGGAGTTCTTCGCCAAAACCCTTGGTGTTCGGATAAATATCAATTCCAACGGAACCGGCGAGATACTCCACCATAAGAACCCCTGTTTTTCAATCACATGCCCAGAAACGCCTTCATCGACTCGAAGTTGGCGGAAACACGCCTATCAACGCCATCGGCGGCGTGAGGGGGCATAATCGGTTTGAACTCAGGATGCTTGCCGTCCTTGAACTGCAATGTGCCGGAAACCAGCAAGCCGACCTGATTGTAAATACCCAACAGCAGACTCGTATCCTGAGTGAACCCGTGAAAACTCAAACCGGAATCACTCTCGGACTCGGCGCGGGCACGCTCATCAGGATGGTTCAGCAACCATTCCCGATACAACGACTCGTCATAGCCGGCAAGCCCGCCGATAAGGGTCAAAAGAAAACCGCCGTCATACTCATGCATGGCGGCGGGAAGATCCAGATTGTAGAACCTACGGAAATCACACGTAAGCTCTACTTTGCATTTCCGGTAGGCGTCCTTGACGCTTCGGATTTTCCCAAGGACGCACCATAAAATGCGTTAAGCAGCGTGAACACCTGCACCAGAACAGCCGGAGTCCTGCCAGTGACCCACTTGTGGTAGGCGTCAACGTCCTTGGCGATCTTCTCGAAGAAACTATCGCTGGCAGCCACCATCCTGGCTATAGCCAGACTTGAATCGACATCATCGGAAGTCTTCTTGTGGAACACGCCGTAACTGTCGGACGCCACGGCATCGACGACCATGAAATCGCATGTCTGCGCCACGGAGAACTCATGAGCCGGAACGAACTCAGGGCATCCGGCCAGTTCCTCGTGCTGTTCGACGAACTCAGCCAGCGTGTCAGGAATCTCCGGAACGGTCTTAACGGTGTTCTTATCAGTTTTGGAAGCCATAATCTGTAATCCCCATCAAAAAAACCCATCTGCCAATCGTTGGAAAGGATTGCCCCCGCACGGATGGGTACATGCGGGGTCAATGGGAAATCTCAGCCTTTCGAGGTCAAACCCGATACGGTCTGGGAGGAATTACCCGGATTCTTACCGCTGGAATCCGGGCTGGTTATTTTGACACGAACGTCTCCGGGGCGAAAATCTGGTACGCGCCAACCTCACCATTGGCACCGGCCTTCAGCACGCTAGTGGATTTCACGACAGCGTTGAAGCTGAACTCCGCGAAATCCTCATCGGCGAGACTGACGTTATCGAACGTGAAATCGGTCTCCGGCAGATACAATCCGAAGCTCAGCTTGTCGGAATCATCGTAGGCGAGAACGAACAACGCCAGATGCTGCACCACGGGCTGCAACGGCACGACGATGCCGCCCTGGTCGCCGGCCCAGCCGCCAGTGACCTTCGTGATGGTGGCCGAATCACCCTGCACGGACGCGCCGGACACGGTGATGGTCGGGGCCTCGGTAGAACTCTTCGCACCGGCGACAAGCCACGTGTCCTTCGTGGTGGTGTCCCCGCCATCCTTGCTGAAGCTGATCTTGTTGTTGTTGGAGGTATGGCCGATATTCTCCCAATTCACGACGGAACCGCTGCCAGCGGCGGCAACAGTGCCACTGTTCAACAAGAACGAGGAAACTTTGGTTGGAAGAGCGGTCTTCGCGGGAGCCGTGAACAACGTACCGCGAGACGCCTGAATCAGACCATCGGCATTAATAGCCATAATGGTGCCTTTCTACTTGAAATTGATAAAAGAAAAGGCCCGACCGATACCGGTCAAGCCTTGAACGAATCGCGGGCAGTCACAACAGCCGACAGCCCATACTCCTTGACGTTCTTGCCTTGATTCTCTTTTGAATCAGACTGCCTCTTCTGCGCCGTCACAGACACGGTGCCAACCGTTCCAGCTGTCGTGGACTCCTCGAACGGCCAACCCTGCACCGTCTTATACAAGTGACGTGCAAAACCGTGAGGATCATTACAGTCAGCGGCCAAAACCGTGAACGTCACGCCGAAACGCCACAATCCACGGTCAAACTGTTCGGGAGCGGAAACATAATAGAGAAGAACCTGTCCACGTTCACCGTAAGCGTTCAAAGGCAAGTCAAGCTCGCTGCAAACCTTCACATCAGGCCACTCCTCGCTCGGATACGCCCGATTCAACAGTTCATAAACCAACTGTTCCGCATCAATTGACTCACGAACGTCAATGGCAAGACGCTGAAAAATGTTGTCCGTCACAATCTCACCCGACTCAACGAATCAAACATGATATGTTTTCCCGGAATACGCGCTCTCGGATCACGAGGCCCATACTTGTGCTCAAGCCACCGGTTGAAATAGCCGAACTCCAAATGCGGAGCGACCTGCGTGCCATCACGGCCCATGACGGACATGACAATCTGATGATGCCAGCCGACTTTGCGAACGGAAACCTCGATCCTATCCGCAACGCTTGAATGCGTAGCGGCCTCATTCGCCTTCGCGCGGATGGCAGACACGCTATGCACGGCGGCGCGGCGTGTAAGTTCCGGCCCATACATCTTCGCAATATCGGTAGCGACGCTACGTCGAACCGTGACCCTTCCCAACGCCACCCACCTCCTTCACCCATTCAGGCTCGGAAATGCCGCCATCAAGATAATCGCCAATAACAACACGACGTGCACGAACCTCCCAATGCCGGGAGAAACGAGAACCACTCCCACGCCACGTAGGAGCGCCGTCAGCATCGTAATAATCGCCCTTATACCAGATCCGGGAATAAATGTCGCCGGGCCATTCCCTCGCAATAATCTGCAAAGGAGTGACCTCTTCCAAACCGCCGGGGTTATCCGAAGATGGCGTCTTATCCTCAGCTCCAGAAATAGAGAACATGCCAGCCTGCTGCGCACGACCCTCAACACAGCAGATGACCTTCACCGGATCGCCAGTCTGCACATACTGGCCGCCGTGCGCGTCCTGAACATGCTTGCGAGGAATCACAACGACATAATCCGTGTCGAACAGCTGTTTCTGACCACCGTAATGGGTTTGGTCATCCTCGTAGAGGTAATGGCGTTCATTCGTATCATCGTCAAACAGAAACGCCATCATCAACCTCCATAACCGGGGTCGAAACCAAGACTGATGTGTGACATCGTGCCAGCGGATTCAGCGAAACCATTCAGAATCGATTTCTCAGCTTTCGACAAGAACAGCCGGGGACTTGGATCATAGCCAGGCTGATTCTGCTGCGGATCATGCTCCGTGTACGAGTAAGAACCGTTCGCTTCGGTTTTGAACCGGTTGAAACGTACTACGCGTAACACCATTTCGCATACGACCGACGCGAAATCACTTTCAGAGAGACGCCCTTTCTTCAAGCGTGTCCGGACAATCGGGCATTCGCTCAAACAGATGAGAGCGGCCTTGCGGCATTGAGCGGAAATCCAATCAGTGTCGAAATGCTCTTCAAATGAATCCGCGTCGGCGGAACCGTAGACGCGCATATACTTCAACCAGTCGATGTTGTCGATGATTGCCGTGCTCATACGCGCCTCCTACATCATGCGGTCAGAACAGTTGCCTTCAAAGTGCTGTTGGACTGCACGAGAATCGGCAGTGCGGTGCCGTTCACGTAAGCCTCATAGCTCGGAGTGGCGGATGGAGTGTTCAACACGACTCCGATAGGGCCGGCGTTCTTCTCACGGCTGATGCCGTATGCGGGAGTTTGAGCCTCAGCGGTCGGCCCCAACGCGGTATAGCCCATGTTCACATCACCGAAAGCCGGAATCAGCAGGATGGTGTTCTCAGGGAAGAAACTCTTCACACCGCCCGGAAGAGTGATCTTGGACTGGCGGGCGAAATCACGGTAGCGTTCATCGACCACATAAATGTCCTGAATGCCGGTGTACAGGCTCAGAACGCTCTTCACGTCATTCTCGGAAACGAGACCCGGAAGAGTGGAACCCTGCCCTCGGAACAGGTAATTGATGATGGCCGCATTGGACATCAAAACGTTCACAACCTTGCGAGTCGTGACCATAATGGTTGGACGGTCGCCCTTCTTATCGTCAATAAGATCGGACCAAGTACGCAGATCCTTGACTGGATCACCAGACTTGTCCCAAGTCTTAGTTGCGGTAAGAGAAGTGGTCAAAGCACTGTCACGCGCGTAATCCCAGTTGGCTTCCTCGTTGGATTCCTTGATTCCAAGCTTCGCGTCAACTGCGACGGCGACACGCGCCTTCTCCAAACGGTAGGCCAATTCCTTGCCTAACTGGACAAAATAATCGCTCAGAGTGGTCTTCAAATCACCATTGGTCATGGAAATGGTGCCATTCGCAATGTCTTTTTCAGACACGCGCATACGCTTACGCAACGGAAGCATGGAGGTGTAGGACAGCTTCTCGCCGCCATCGGTGCGGCCGTATGGCGCTTCAGCATCCCAAGTGGAGTATTTGATCTCATCAACCTCGGGATCATCCTCATTCGGTGTCCACTCGACGGACAATCCAGTGAACTGGTCCGGCAGGATGGAAGCGAACGGCAAAGCTGCCGTAGTTGTCTGATAGGCTCCCAGCACGATGGCGGAAGCCTCGTCGGGAGTAATGATGTCCTTATTCAACAGACTCATTGAAAAACCTTCCTAATATGCGAAAACCCGCCATGATGGGCGGGTTTCAAACGGGTAGAAACTAAACTCAGTCAGTATGGCTGGTGTCACTTGGATGCGGCGGCAGTTGCCGGATTCAACACGGTCACATGCGGAGCTGCGGCGCCCTTGTCATAATCAAGGAACAATCCCTCCAACTTCGCCTTGCTGAAATCAACGGTGTACGGCAGATTCTTCTTATCGATAACACCCATGTAGCGGACGCCGACAGTCGGATACTGATCCTCGAAACCGGTACGAGTGAACTGCACATGCACCTGAGACTCCAAGAAGCCGATAATCGTGCCATTACGGCCATCGACGGCATTCGGATCGTACGGGCCATAGTTATTGGTTCCAGTAATCTGAGCCAGCGGAATACCGGATTTAGTCCAAGCCTCGTAATCATCGTCGGTAATGGACGCGAAGTAATCGTTCTCATGCGACTTATCCTTGGTGAACGTAGCCAAGTCAAGCTGCGCTTCACGCACACCATCGGTGATACGATTGATAAGCCAAGACTGGTCATCCTTCGGAGCGGTCTTGGCGACAGTATGAACCATCTGATTGGCCATATTTATCTCCTTATAAAACTATTTCTTGATTTCGGAATGCTTCACGCCGTAGTTGTAAGCGTCGGAAACGCTTGACTGCGGCTTGCACACATGCATGTTTCTGCTCTGCAACTCCTTCACCAACTCCGGCGATGGCTCACATGGAGCATTCCCGTCATTCTTTTTCTGCCCCGCTTCAACCGTTTCAGTTTTGCTTGGCATGAACTTCACAAAAGCGTCAGCCCATTCGGAAATCTTTTCCGGCTCAGTCTCCCCACACAAAGTGTCGAAAGCCTCGTCGGTAATCTCTGGATGCAGCTTCTGCGCCTGCAAACGGGCTATCTGCACATTCGCCTTGGCGAGAGCGCTCTCAGTGTCGGCAAGCTTCGCTTCGGCGGCATTGGCACGATCACGATTCTCATACATCTTCTGCTCGTTCTCACGGGCCTGATGCTTCCACATGCCCAACTTCTCGGAAAGGTCATCCGCACCATTCTTTTGAGCCACCGTATTAGCGGTTACAGGAGAAGTGGCAGTGTCCTTCGGCTGCGCGGTCACGCCCGTTTCAGGCGCATTCGTAGATGCCGCCGTTTCAGCGGTATTGGTATTTTCATCAGCCATTAGGCTTGAATCCTTTCAATAGTGTTATGCGGCTTCGCCAAGCATCGACCGCATCTGGTTGAGCATGGTCTTCTGCCATGCCATAGCCTGTTTCAAATTCTTGGAAGGCTTGAACGTGAACGTCCTACCCTCATAGCGGAAAGTCACCGGCTTACCGGCCTTCTGCACTTCCTTGTAACGCCGATTGAACTCGATTGCCCGATTCTCCATACGACGGCACTGAGCCAACGTGGATTTACGGTCAGGCGTATGCCAAGCGTCAGAAGCCTTCGACGGAACTGGACTGGGCGCATCCTTCGCATCCTCGGCAAGAAGCACAGGGCCCAACTCGCCATGAGTAATGGTCTTGACCTTCACCTGCTTCAACGCGGACGCGGTAGTACCACCAGCCTCGGCGTACAAGCGTTTCAAATCCTTCTGATTCAACTGGAAACCCGGATCGTAATCACTGCCAGCCGGTGCCACACCACAATGACAGTTAGCGTGCAACGGCAACAAGTCAGCCGTCGAATACCATCGGTCAGCCGCCACCACGCACAAGCCACAAGAACCCGTCTTGGACAGTTCGGGATGTAACACCCTGCGATACTCCAACACCTTGCTATCCTTGTACCGTTCAAGCGTGGCGCTCGTCTGCGCCCTCGAAACATCCTCGTCAACAGTGGTCTGCAAACGGTTGAACGCCTGTTCAATCCACTTATCAACCTCGCTGAATATCTCATCGGTCTTGCTAGGCCACGTTTCAGGACGAATCGTGGGGTTTTTCACCGCAAGACTCCGATACGTGTCAGCCGGACGTTGCGCCACAAGCCACGGATCGGTATTGTCACGAGGAAACACCAAACTAGGCACATCCCCCTTCGGAGTGACGCCCACAAGCTTCAACGTCTCATTCGCATAGGAGACGCCCAAACGGCGCACCTGCTGAATCAACGCCATCTCCAACAACGCCATACGGGATGCGACGGCAAACGTCATACCATCATTCCACCAGTCAGCGGGCGTCAGCATGTCCCACATTCTGTGGGCTTGACTCACATACTGGTTCACCAGCGTTGCACGAGCCTGTTCAAGCGTGTTAGACAACGATTCAAGCGACTTACCGGCCATCAGGACTCGGACTCGCCTTCATCGACAAGCTCACCCTCGACGTTCGGCAAACCATCCACAGCGGACTGGGTTTCATCATCCCAACCCGTAGCCGGTTCCACAGCAGCAACAGGCTTCGCATTACTCTTATTAGCCTGGCCGGAAATGTTGAACTGGTCTGCAAGACGGTTCATATCATCCTCCGACACATCCTGAGCGGTGAAGCCCATCTTGTGCGTGAGAATCGTCCTACGCGCCAACAAGCCACTCTGATACAACAGTTGGCAAGCCTGAGCCTGTTCAAGCGAACTGGTCGTATCCATCGGCTTCCACACCATCTCGAACTCGGACGCCGAAGCCTCCGCCGTTCTCGACGCGGCCAAAGCCATACGAATCATCCGCACGATAGGCTCAGAATCCAATTCGTTCATCGTCTGAACCTTGAACTTCAACGTCTCACGCTTCAGTTCCGCGCCGTTGGCGGAACCCTGCACATCAGGCGAAAGAATATCCAATGGAATACCAGCGGCGGAAGCCAACTGCTTCACGTCAGACATGATATTGTTCTGCAAAGAACCAGTATCAGTGGTCTGCGACTCCCAAATATCAACACCATCAGGAAGTTTCCACAACGCAGCCGGGCCAACCGCGAACGTGGACGCCAAATCAATCGGATCACCGGCCTGTTTCTCACCGTCGATGACTTCCTGATCCTCTTCGGTATACGTGGTCGGAACAGTACCCTTGATCGCACGCTGACGGAACGCCTGCATCATCGTAATGCACAAACGGTCAAACGTTTCACGGTCTATCCTCTTCAACATCGGCAGATACGGCTCAAACAGGCCCTGACCGTCAACAGTGCTCAACCTGACTATCGGCAACGAATCGCACTTCTCCGCATAGGAAAAATCCGATTGCTGCGAATCCTCCACCCACTCCCAATCACTGCCAGGCTCCCAAGCCTTCGCATCAGACGCCAACTTGGCGACAGCTGAAATATCGTTGGGAGCGACAATGGAACGGTCATGCTCACGTTGAGCCGTCTTGGAATACACCCTAGTCGTGGTCTTGGAATCGTCAACGACAAGACGGTACAGGCGGATGACTTCCTTGTTCTCCTGATCCATATACGTGTATTGGATGGCAGAAGTCTCACCAACATCCATCCAACATTCCCAAGGGCTAAGCGGAGTGATGAACCGTCCACGCCCGGCATTGGAAACCAAACCGAACGAACACCCGTAATCGCCTTTATCCGGCAGCATGTTACGGCGAAGAATGAAATTAAGACCGCACTGCTTCGCCATCCTATCGGCGTCAGTGTCCTTCAACGAAGAATCCTCAACCTTACGGAAACCGTTGGGCTGCTGCCGGTCGGTCACGCTCTCGCTGATACGACGAGCGAGATTCACCACACCCAACTGGCGCATCAGCCTATACACGGGCGCAGCATTCGGATCAGTGCCTTGAGGAACACTGTTCGCGTCCACCATCTCCCTGCCGTCCTTGAAGAGTTTCAATTCGGCAAGATACGGCAGACGCTCACCCCACTCACGTGCCAGATTGGTGATGACATAAGCATCATCGTCATCATCGGAAGCGTTCTTAATCATCAACGAGTCAGACACTCGAAATCACCACCTAGTAGATTCTCATCGGAGCGGAACGACGTTTGACCTCAGCCAATTCCAAATACTTTCCACGAGCCGTATAAGCCAACAGGCCAGCCATGCACGCATCAATCTTGTCCGGCGAATTAGGAGACTCCTTATAAATCGCATACCCAGTACGAGTCTCACGCCTACGCGCATTACGGAAATGATTCACCAATCGCGGATCGGCAAGCAACGCGATATCATCCTTGATGGGCTTCGACTTACGTTCAGGCTCCGTATACGGGTACCGGAACGCGGTATGAGCGTTATCCAACGCAACCTGCATGTCCTTATACCAGTTGTTAGTCCAGAACTTGATCTTGTCGCCAGTCTTACGCGGCCCGACCTTCAACTTATTCCCGTAATCCTTCTCCCAGCCGCCAATCATCTGCTCGAAATAGGCGACATCAGCGAAGAATCCGACAACGTTGTAATTGTCCATCATCCAACGAACCATGCCGTCGAACGCATCACGATTCACACGCCAAGTGGCCTTCTCGGGACCATCAGGCGCGGATTCAAGCTTTATCAGGAACAACATGCCATCGGACACGCGGCATCCAACAAGAGCCGTCGAATCATCCGACACGGAACCATCGAAGCCCAACGTGATAGGCTCACGTTTCGTCACGAACCGTTGCCACGCGCCATCCAAACGAATCGAATTGAACGCCGTATGCATTTCATCCCGATACAGCATGTGGGACTGAATATCCGACTCGGTAAGCCAAGCGTCATGCACACTCGACAAAGTGTTGAAAAAATAGCGCATCGAATCAGCAGGATCGGAGTCAGGCTGGTAAATCTGATCCATCTGACCATTCAGATCAATCCAACCATCCTTCGACGGGCCAAGCTCACCATCCCAATACGAATGGCCTTCCGCATCCACGCCATCGGCGTTCAACACGGTCATACGACCATCGGGCAATATCAGATGATCCTTACCGTCCGAACTCTTCGCACTCGCACCATACGCGACCTGCAAGGCGCGGAGAACCTTCTTCTCGTCAGCGAAATCATCCAAGTCGATGTTCGCATACACATGGTCGAAGTAGATGCCGCTACGATGCTTGATTTTGCCCGAAGCGGTATCCCACGCATACTTGTACGATGTTTCAGCGATGGACTCTTCGCCCGGCTTGTACATGGTGGACGTTTCAAGAATCCACGGGTCTGCATCACCTTTACGTTTGCCGAGGTTACGTTGAACGGTCTTGTACATGTTGCGAAGCTTGTTCGTGTTGTACAAGTGGGTTTCATCACAAGCGGCGAACGTTTCCAAACCGCCATCCTTGGACGCGGCACCACTCGTGGTGGGAACAATCTCCCCACCCTCCGGCAAGCCGATACGGGTACGACCAACATCAAGGCCGACACCCTTCAACTGGCTTAAAGGGCCTTGATCGCAGTTGTAGTAAATCGAATCGAAAATGTTACCAGTCTGGCCTTCGGCGGTAGCCAAGCAGAGAATCTGCGGCATCTGCACCATACGTCCAACAGGCTCACCCTTCGCATACGGGTAGACCTCGCCCAGAAACTCGTAAGTCTCCCCTTCTTCCGCCCAATGGTCGAACCTGCAAGGAGCCAAACCCTCGAACGCGCAAATGCCAGCGGCCTTACCGGACTTGTTCTTACCCTTCGCACGCGAATAAAACACACGATTGAACCGGCGGGTACCCCACTCGGTCAACGCATAAGCGTGAAGCATGAACACGTACTCGTCCATGTCGAACGCCTCAGGCAAGCCAACACCGCCACCACGACCAACACGGAAGAAAGTCTCAATCCACCAAACCGCGAACATTCCCATCGAACGAGTCAAATCCTCGCCATGCAATTCGGGAATGCGCGTATGCATCAGGCACCACCATCAATGACACGCAAACCCAATGCGGAAGCACGCTGCCTGTTCCGTTGAACGTTACGAGCACCCTCAGTATCGCCCTCATACGCGGAAGCCTTCATATCGTCAGGCTGCGGAGCATCGAACTTCAACCTCACACGAGCTTCGGGTGTAATGCCCAACGTGGCCTCACGCTGACGAATCTCGGAAGCCAACATCCAACGGCCCTTAGTCTTCGGACGCCAGAAATCATCCTTCAACAACGCCAAATCCTGAACCGCGTACCAGTCGGCCTCAACACCCATACGCTGAGCCAACGGACTGACACGAAGCGACTCATACCACTTCTTCGTCCGTTCAAGCCACTCCTGCCCATCAGGGCGAACAGCAGGAAACTCCAAACCCATCGGACTATCAGGCGCACGAAGAATCGGATTCTTCGACTTCTGCGCACCACGACCATTACCAGCCACAGCCAGCCTCACAATCCGCCCGTTTCAGGCAATACGCGAAGCTAGGACGTTCCACCCTCGCAACGCTTGTGAATCAGCAGACGATTCGCCAAAGTCGCACTATGCGACTTCTCCAACGGAACCTTCCACACGAAAGCGGCACCATCGGCACCACTCGAACCAACATCAACCAGCTCATGGCATTTCGCGCACAAGCCGCCACACTTCTCAACCACCTGAGAATCAGTAAAAGACTCAACAACAAGCTCGGACTCAAGCTCGGACACGTCAACCGGACGCACGTACATAGTCGTTTCAGGCTTCACCGGCAACGACTTATCATCATCACGAGCACGCTTATACGCCACACGGCAACGCCCAGAACAAAACAACTGGTCGGAACGCTTCGGATCAAACCACGTATGGCATTGAGGACACATGCGCTGACGCAACGGCTTCAGCGGAGACCCCGAATAACGGTCACGGTCGTAATGCGAACGACACAATCCCTTCGCACACACCGGATTAGCGCAACCGGCAACCGCGCACATGAACTCATTCACTTGAAAGCCGGGTGAGAATACCAACGCTTCTCCCTCCGACTCCTACCCTTCGCACGACGAACCTCAGCAGACTCACCCTCGGTCTTCCGCTGATGATGCCAACGACACAACACCCACAAATTCTCAGGACGATCATCATCATGGACGGGATTACGAACCTTATGGTCAACCTCATTCCCATACCGTCCGCACAGGCGAACATTCCCGTAATCATCCTTGACCGGCCACTGGCACCTATGCCCATCCCGTTCAAGAATCATCGCACGGACACGCGGCCAATCAGGATTGAACCGTTCATCACGATGGGAACTAGACCACGCCACAATGCCTCCACAAAAACAGGGTTGGCCGGTGCTGAGCAGGAAAACACGCCAAAGGGGAAACATCCCAGCAGGAAAAGTTCTCAGATCAACCAACCCAAGTGCTCCGGGAGGGATTCGAACCCTCACACCCTACAGGTAGCGCATTTTGAGTGCGCCGCGTCTACCATTCCGCCACCAAAGCAAAAGAACAAGCGTCCCACACTCCACCCACAACAGGAGCATGGGACGCTCGTTCAACCCCCAGAGAGCCATAAGGAACCAATGGCATCATCACAATGGCTTTTTACCGCCAGCCACGGCGCGCGGATGCTGAGGGAGTCGAACCCCCGAACCGTTCCCGGTCGCCACCTTAGCAAGGTGGTGCAATAAGCCACTCTGCCAAGCATCCAAAATGCAAGAGCCGCCGCAGCGACTCAGGAGACTGTTCCCGCAGACTAGGCGGGTCAGCTAAAACTAGAGCCGCCACAAGACGACTCCGAAGACCTTTCCCACAGCCTGTGGGTAGGCTGAGCACAGCATGTTGGACTCGAACCAACATCGACGGTTTTGGAGACCGTAATGCTACCGGTTGCACCAATGCCATATACCCGACTTAGTTAACGTCCAAGTCGGAAAGACGTTCGGCATGGTGGAATGGGCTTTACCACCAACGGCAAGGAACGTGAAACATCTATGCACCCGTTTGGCCGTGCCTCCCCTTCGGTCATCAACCACCTGATTAAGGCAGGGAGCCTCTTATCCCCCACATGTTCCAGCGGAGATATTCGAGCAATGCCATCGATCTCATAGGCAGCTACCCCATGAAACCTAGAGCAAACCCCGGGAATCGAACCTGGCAACCAAAAGGCTGTGCCAACAGGATTGCAGACCAGCCCAAAATAATAGGTACGAGTCCATGTAAGCCACGTCCGGGATAGACTGGTCGGATTCCACTGCTGACTGCATCACACCTAGGATACTCACGCTACGCGCAATGAGTGATAGCAGCCAGATATCGATGCGGACCCGAGCTGCGCTCTACCACCATCAACATCAATCCAAGGAACATTATACACAATATGTAGGGTGCAGAAACGGTTGCAACCACTAAATATGTGAAGACTTCGTAAGTAACGGGTAATCCAAAAATGTTCCAGCGAGCATTCAGCGTCAGCACTAGAGAGCAAGCGGCCTTGCTTTTTGCGCCGGGGGGACACTCCCCCCACGGGGGTGTTTGTTGCATGGTGCAACGTTGGTACGTCTGTACGATTGTGTTTTGGCGTGTCGTGTGGTATCGCGCGGGCACGTTCCTTTGTATGCGATCGTGGCCGTGCATGTCGTGGCCACGTCGTGCCCTGGACGTCGTGCCCGTCGTGGCCGTGGCGCCCTTGGGTGTGGCTGTGGCCGTCGCGCCCTGGGCGTCACGCCCGCC